ACTACCTGAATTAGCCTTTAAATCGATCAAGCAGATATTACCGTCAACGTTATACCCCTTATAGTTATCGGTAAATTGCCAGATTGCAACACCGTCCATGGATGGGAAGTAATTAAAGTCAGCGGAATCTTGACGACCCATGACTTTATATGAAGCTACCCATAAACAAGTTCCGAATGACTTTACAATTCGAGCTGTGTTGAGCCGGTTACGCAAAACATAAGCGCCAGCATAGACAAGTGGCTTATACCCTGCTTCCTTGATCACTTGCATAGCTGCTATGACAGCATCGGTGTTTGAACCGACAGAGCCGTTGACGTCGTTGCCGCTGCCCTGCTCCCAGTCGTCAGCGATGTAGCTACCAGCTGGGACGCCATAAGCCTTAGCCTTTTCTACGGCATACTTAGCTTCTGCCCGTGCCAATGACACAGAGCCAGAGTGTGTAGCATAAAAGTAGCCGCCAGTTAAAAGCCTATGGGCAAGTGAGCTTTTGATTTGAGCCTTTGCCTTAGGGTTGATATATCCAGTGCCCTGTGTAAGCTTAATCAATGCAAATTTAATGCCGGCGTAGCTTACGTTTTCTGATTGGTAGCTTGCGGCATCAGCACCCAAACTTCGCTTTGATACGGTTAAGTTTGACATCTTTTTCACCACCTTTCGTTTGGTTTCTTTTGGCTATCTTTTGATTTTCAAACGATTCTCCAAAAGATTCAAAGACGTACTCGTTGTACGTCTTATATCTAGTCTTTTGCATCAGAATCATCACCACTTACAAAGCCAATTGGTTGGACATTATCATCCTCGCCTTGTGTAGTCTTTTCAGAATCGGCTTGCATTTGATCGTAAGCATGCTGGACAGCGCCTTTGGCCACAGTTTCGGTGACTGGCTTGTTTTCTTGCTTAGCTTGATCAAGCAAAGCTTGCACCGCCTTAACTTTCTTTTCAGCGCCTGAAATATCGAGAGTAGCCGCTTCACTTACTACAAACTTGGCAATTTCATCGATGGTCATAACTTGCTTGGGTAACGGCTTGTTTGATTTTTTGGCAAAGCAGTCAATGCCAGTTGAAACGCCAACACATACAGCCACAACTGCCAAAAAGGCAACCCATGCGTAGCTAGTTAATTGAGTTAAACTCATTAGTCAGTCACCTTCTTAGTTAAAAAAGAAGTAGTATCTGGCTTATTTTCTACTTGTGGTGCTGGTGTAGTGCTTTCAGGATCCTTGACCATTGAATCGTCTTTGATTCCTGCAAAGTAGCGAACCCACTTGGTAACCTCTGCCTTGATGTCTTGTGGTGCATCGTCAACGGTTAAAACACCGTCTTGCACCAAGGTAACGTAATCTAAAATTCTAGTGTTTGGCTTCATTTTCACTTAACTCCTTTCTGAGTTTTTCATTTTCATTGAGTAGTTTTTTGTTTTCCGCGTTTAAGCGCTTATTCTGTTCAACAATGTAATCTCGGTTATTCTCCACGCTATCCATATCACTTTTCTTACCGTTTTGCTTAAAGGTAAAGTAGCCTAAAAGCAAAGCGGACAAAGCCGATATAATGCTGTTTAGGTCGACATGCACTATATCACCCCTAACGCTTTGAATAATGCCTTGCTGTCCAGATAATAAAGGCTATAACCGCCGTATTTGACAAAGCGTTCTGGACAAACTCCATTTCATGGGCAAAAATCACGTGTTCAATTTCGATTGATGAAATTATTGCTAGCAGCACCACGACAAGTGCCAACAACACCCCTAGAAGCTTATTGTTGTTGTACCGTGAACAGGTGTAAACCAGCAACGCAATGCCTACAATCATCATTGAACAATCTAAGTAAACGTTGTTCATCATCCACGCTAGTTGTGGTGGATAAAAGAAAAATCTGCGGTTAAGGTAAAAGCCCAAACCTTTACCGAAAATCAGCAGACTAATGATCACGTAAAGTGAGTTATTGTTGAGGCGTTGCAGTAGTTGGCGCATAAGCTTCGCCTACAATCTTTTGGTAATTTTCAGCTGATAAGAAACCTTGTACTACTAGGTCCTTCATACCGTTCTTGTCATAGATGCCGAATTCCCAGTCCATACGATACATCTCTAAAAAGTTTGCTTGAATTTGTTCCATTAAAGTCATGATTTATGTCCTCCTTAACTATTGCTTATCAGTTGCTTGGTCTGCTGGCTTAGTATCAGTTGTTGGGTTAGCTGGTGTAGCGTTATTAGCATTTGCGCCAACTGCCTTGGTTACCATTGCTAAGGTCTTTTGCATAGCACCAAGAATTTGATTAGTGTTTTGAGTTTGTTCAGTAAAGCTCTTCATCAAAGCTAAGTTTTGCTTAGATGATTGAGCTTGAACTTCTTGCATATCTCTTAATGCTTGGTCTACCTTATCGTTGGCTTTGTCGAGTTCAGCACTCTTCTTGTCCAATTCAGCCAGCTTTTGTGTAGTTTCTTGCAAGATAACGGCTTGATTGTTCTTGTCGTTCTCGCTCCAATCAGTGGCGCCCACTGTCCAAACTGGGTCTTTAAAGCTGTCAGATGGTCTTTCAGCGTGGACTTGCCATGGGAGCGCCACACTTGCTTCATCGCCAAAAACTGGGATTACTTTGTGATGCCAAACAGGATCCGCATTGTCAGGATCTGACAAGTAGACAAAGCCTGTAAGGGTTGGGAACTTTGCCTTTAAAGCCTGTTCTTGTTCAGCAACACTGTTTTGATCTTGTGTAGCGTTTGTTTCGGCGCCCGCTACTGGTGCAACTTGTGTATTTTCGTCAGCCATTTTATTGGCTCCTTTCTATATAAAAAGCCCACGGGAACGCCCCGTGAGCAAGGTTATTTTTTGCATAAAAAAAGCACTCGTTTGAGTGCTAATCTACGTTTATTTCTATTTTTACCCAATCAACCGTTATTGGGGTTTCCTGCATAACGTGATCATTATCTTCATAAGCTCCATGGTAATAAGCTTCTATAACAGGATCTTTTCCAGGAGCTGTGGCTTCGCAGTCCACTTGCAAATAATTGCCTTGCGTTGTTGGATTAAAAAACGTTGATGGCTCGTCTACATGATTATATAGAACGTAGTTCTTAGCCCGGTAACTATCGCCATTGCTAAAAGTCACCACAGTGTATCTGTTCATATCTAAAACATCAACGCTATCAACTAACTTGAATCGATGATCAGGATTATTTAGTGTCTTAGTAATGCTGGTGTAGCCGTATTTACGGTACTTTTCACTATTAAAGAGTATGCTTTCGATCATAGAACCACCACCTTTCTAGTGATGGCTCTAAGTGCTTGATAAAAGTGAATTAAGAGGGATTTACCCCCCTCCCAATTTTCAGATGCAATTTGGTCGTCTTTGATGAACGCCATTCGTCCTTCGTAATTCACGACGTAGTAAGTTCCAAATCTATTAGCAATTTTGGCATAACATTCACAATTCGGGGTTCCGATAACGTTGCCCAAGCCTAAGTCACTGGCAAGCGCTCCTGTTCCATTCAATTTCACGCTAGTTGGATAAGCTCCCCATTTCTTACCGTTTGCTGTGATCTGCTGAGAATTGTTGTCAATGTTGAACCATTTTAATCTATTAAAAAGCATATGATCTAGCATGTTCTCGCTCCCTTCTATTATTTTTCAATCATTGCAATACCGTTAGGGTTTGCGTTTTCCCAAGCTTGGGCTTGTGCTTCTTGGTTCGCTGGGAATCGCTTGCCTAGCAAGTAGTTGTTCTTGATAAAGTTGACGGTATTGATCAAATCGTTAATTTGTTTCTGTTGTTGATCAACGGTATCTTGATTAGCGTACTTGTGCCAAGTCCATTGTCTTGAAGCACTTGCATTAGTTGCACGCCAGAATACGTCACCGTCAGCACTCCGATATTCTTGTGTAACCGAGTTATCATCCCAGTGGTAGGTAGTAAGCCAGCCCCACATAGTCGCAGTATTTGCTAAGGGACCATTATTTCCCTTGACGTTAGCAACTTTAATTGTTCGCGTTTCATGCAGGTAGTTGTTAAAGTCAATTGTGGTGTCATGGATATAGCTGTTGTTATAGTCAACGGTGTACTGAGCAAGCTTGTTGTATAAATCCCGAATAGTCGGACTGTTGATTTGACCGTTTGCTAAAATAGCGGCTTTCTCTTGTCCTGCGGCGTTTCTAAAACTGAAATGGTTAGAATCGTCATCACCGAGTTTGAAAACGAGGTCTAAGTTGTCATTGCCGTTGTTTTCCGCAAAGATCTGAGCTTGATCAGTAGCCCGAGCCCAGCTTAAACCACCAATATTGCCATCGTGTGAGTTAACGTCACCCGCACCGTTCCAGTTGATAGTGCTGTGTTCAGCCATGTCTCCGCCGGACGTTGACAACTTGCCGATAAACTGTCCCTTGGTCCAGTTAACGATGTCTTGCCCGGCATTCTGATCCAGCAAAATTTGATTGCCACCATGCAGATTTTCAACAGTTTCTTTGGTTGCGACATTAGCATTAGCATCAAAGCCGCGGGCAACGGTTGAGGTAACGTTTACGTTGCCGCTTCCGTCAGGGGTTAAGCCATTAACCTTTTTGACTGCTGAGTTAGAAACACTAGTTAAGTCCGTCTTAGTGGCGTAATTGCCGATGTTTAGTCCGTCAACCTTGGAGTCAATTAATTTGATGATGTCATTATTAGATAATGTCGGAAGCTGAAACCAATATCCCCAATGATTATTACTAAAATAGCGGATTGCATATTTTTGTTGGCTGGACACTATAAGCTGGTATCCAGCATTAGCATCCTTGACTACTTTGATTAATGCGTTTTTCCAGACTATTGGGATATTAAAAGGAGTAGTTCCATCTTGCATTTTAGGGTAATTGACAAAGCTAGCAGCACTTTGGGAAGTCCGATATGTCCCGCTTGGCAGGTCATTGAGGTCTTTTAAATCTGCCGGAAAATCCTTAATGCGGTCACTATCAACGATCAAGTCAAGAATACCGTCATCATCGGGTTCAACAACCGCCCCGTCGTTGATCTTTGCACCTTTGACCTTGCCAGCTTGCTCAATTTTCGGGTCATACTCCGCTTTGAGCTTCAAAATAGCCGCGTTGACATCGCTCATGTGAGCTACGCCAATCTCGTTAACCGTCAAGTCAACTTTTGCGGCATTGCTGATAGCCATTGCTAAATCAATGTCAATTGAAGCCGTTGACCGGTGATCTGGCGAACCTGCCGCTAGTGTTTGTTCTCCGTTTGACGGTGATACACCAAGCAAGATTTCTTTGTTATCGTTGTTGTTTTTAGCGTACCAACCGACTGAGCTAAACGTTAAGTCATCCGTTAAGTCCTTGTTGCCAAATGAAGCCGAAACGGTGATTGTGTTGTCTTGTGGAGGTGTAACAATTACGTTGACCTCCATTTTTTGATTTTCAAGGGTGGCAAGCTTTCGAATGTCTTCATCAGCCATAGAGCTGACATCTTGACCAGCTAGCACCGCCCGTGTATATGCAATTTCGCCATTACCAGCGCCGACATTAATGAGTAATTTACGCCCTGCATCGGTGATAATGGTGTCTTTGAATTTGTCCATTTTGACCTTCTTTCATTAGATTGCCTTTAAGGCTTGATATTCATGTGTTAAAAGCTTGGTACCGATGTACGACATGCGCTTTGCTTGTGCTTTCCAACCTTCCCACCAAGTAGCCACTTCTTCATGTGTAGTGTTTTGCAACTCGTTAATGTCTGTCCCAAAATACCAATGGTTATACGTGGTAGCTTTGTAGCCTTCCCACCAGATAGACGCAAATGTTTTGATGTCATGGTCCCTATCTTGCGTGGTGGCACCTAGATAGCCGTGAACGTGTGTAGTAGCTTTAAAGATTATCAAGTCAAGCCAGTAACCCATCGCCAGCATTTTTTGCAAGTTGTTAAGCATAAACTTTTCCATTTGCGGGTTTTGAACCGCATCAAACGGTATCTGCATCCCTACGTGACGAATACCTGTCTTCCAGATTTTGAAACCGTGGTCATATTCAAGCGCACTAGACGTTATTTTCACGATTGAGGGTACAGTACCCTGTGCCCGTGAAAGAAGCTCCATAACGTGAATAATGAAGCGATAATTGTCGTCGTCTTGACTTGGTCTATATGTCTGGATGTCGGCACCAAAAAGGTCGAGCGTTGTTCCTTGGGCGTCTTTTAAAGCACGCCAGCGCTCGACCTTATTTGCATTTGTACTAATCCCTTCTAGTGGCTCGTTAAAGGCATCAATTAGCTTATAAAGATTGCCACCAGGTCGCTTATACCAGTAGTCTGAAATCTCAGCTAAAAGCTGTTCAGAAGTCTCATATGCCATTTACGACCACCTCAATATTTCTAGTGTCACAAGAGACGGCTTCAAACGGCTGTGTATGTATATCTTTATCTGCTAAATGTTCGGGGTCAGTTCCGATCTCAACCAGTGCCTCACCAACGCCCTCAATTGAATAGATAGACGGATAAATTTTGGTTAGGTAAACGGTACCGTCCATCAGTAAACTGTTGATGTAATCAGCTATTTCTTGCTTTACATAGTCAGCACCGTCGTCGGCGTTCCATTCGTCAGTTGTCCGAATTTTGACCCTTGCATAAATTGGTTTGTCGGTTGCGTAATCAAAATTGATCTTTTTAACCTCACCTGTTGCATCTTTTGCTTGAACTTCTTTGCTACCAGTAAGACTGATACCAGCCGCTACTTTATCTGCTAAGCAACTCGCTATATCGTCTTCTTTTCCGCCCAAACAAAAAACGTGAACCGAATACGGTGGATTTCCGTATTGGTCCGCGTCTGCGAACGGATTTTCAATAATGTTTACTTGTCTTACTCCTGGTAAATTCATTAATGCTGATTTGATACCAGCTGTTGACGGTCCAGGCTTTGCCACGTTTTCCATGATTAGCCGCGCTCTATATGTGGAGTCGTCTTCATCATCTTGTCCGCCAGCTGCCTTCTGCGGATTCGTCACACTAATAATGTCTTCGTCCGGATTAGAAACAATAGTGATTGTGTTAGGCAAAACGTTGTTAAAGTCACCAGTTTCAACGGATTGGACAACTCCTACTCCAATGTACTGACCATTTGAATCTTTTGCGGTAGTTACGTCCTTGATAAGGTCAAACACAACACCGTCATCGGTTTCAAACTGTTCACCTGCTTGTATCAAATATTCGTCATCAGTCACGATTTGAATGTTTGCAAAGCTTGGTGTAGCAACTTTCCTTGGAAGATCTAGGTTAGCACCAATCCGATCAAGTGAGCTTTCAGTAGCCGTGCTGATATAAGCAGAATAGTAAGTTTTTTGCAGTTCTTGAATTAGCAAGGTTTCGCGCCACGCTATCAGTCGGGCAATAATTCCAAAATTGGAATTACTTGTCAGGACGATATCGGTGCCAAAACGTTGCATCAAGTCATCTTCTACACTGTCCAGTATTTCTTCATATGTGGGAGCTAAGAACCCCCGCTTGTGTAGTCCGAAACTAGCTATCGCCAAGTTCAAAACCTCCCTCTACGTTTTTCGGTTGACCATCGCCAACTTGAACAGTTGCGCTAAAAGCCACATATAAGCCTCTTCTAGGCATTTTCTTAAAAGTGATACTATTAACCGTTTTGACCTCTGGAACCTTTTCTGTGATGGTCGTAGACATGTCAGCGGATGCAAGCTGAGCGTTAAAATTCTTACCAATGAAATTGCTGTAATCTGCGCCTTGATCTGGGTCAAGATTAGGCATTTCACCGTAGCGAATTAACAGTGTAGCCCTTATTCTTTGGGCTATTTCGTCAATTCCTTCAACGATTGCTAAGTCGTGAGTAGTAGGGTCAATAACTAAATCACCGTACTCATTAACTAATAAATCCTTAGCCATTTTTCGCATCACCTCCGAGAACTCCAACAATAATCGCATCATTAGCATCATGAACCCTTGAACTATTCGGAGTGTAAGTGTTGACAGCTCTACCACCTTCCCAGTTGTCATTATCACGGTCTAATACCACCGCAACTACTGGGACGCCCTTTCTCATAAGCTTCTTTTTAGGCAGCTTATCAACCAAATGCGAACCCGTTTCAGAATCAATTCTTTTAAATTCTGGTTTAAGTCGCTCAATCATTTCATCCAACATGTAACAATTTTCAGTAACCGGAATATCCAGATATTGTGCTGATGTTTCGCCGTCGCTTGAATTAGCAAGCGGTAAAATATCCGCCGTATGATCTTTCTTGTTATAGTCAATAACTTTTGCAATTAATGCATTTTCCATTCCAGAAATAATGCCCCATTGAAATTTGCGCATTGCGTTGATAGCCGCCTTACGTTCTTCATTTTGTGATTGTGCCATAACACTCACCTCCTTAAATCTTTCCAAGTGAACATTGTGTTTGTGCTTTATCCATGTCAAATGTATGTTGACCGGCTTTCACATAAAAATAGCCTTTCAAATACTTACTTTCCATGTGAATCCCCACGTTGGTGGTTATGTCTGGAACCAATGGAACCATGATTTCCCACGTTCCTTTACCGGAGCTGTCATCGCTACTTTCGTTGTAACTTGGTGGCTGTAACAGGTCTTGGCCATCAATCTCATACCACGTTCTCTTTGTGCTTTTTGGATTAATGATTTCAAGCTTTCCTTGAATGTAGGTCATGATTGAACCTGTTTTTTTGACCACCTGTTTAAGCAGTGTTAATGGTTTGCCCTTTGCGGTAAATGACTTTTTCAAAGTTGGATTCTTTGCTAAGTCAATCTTAGAAATTACGATTCCTGATTGACTTGCAATTCCTTTGATCAAAGTCTTATAGTCCGTGCCTTTGCGAAACGTCTTATTAACTTTGACTACTTTTGTAGCACGGGTTTTAATCCGTTTCTTACGCCACTTACCTTTAATGGTTTCTTTATATGGCGTTCGATGGCGAACCGTGTACTTCTGTCCTTTTTTAGGACCTCGTTTGTACTCTTTGGTCTCTGTGTAATGGTGGTATCTAGTAACCGTCTTATCAGGTTGCTTGACCCACTTCGTTACATATTTGTTGACCTTCTTTTCTTTTGTTACTTTCAATTTGCGAGCGGCTACATTGCTGTAATTCGTGCCCTCAGTGAAAGTAATTGTAAAGGTATCAGTTGTACCATCGTGGTTAGGAATGCCGATTTTTTCGATAAATCCCTCAGCAAGAATCTTCTTATCTGGTCCCCAGTTAAACGCAACATAGCAATAGAATTTCTTATGATAAAAATTTGCATGCTCCTTGGTCATGTTGTACAAAGTGACCGTATTTTGCTGTGGCGTAGACGAATCAGCAAAGTTAACTTCAAACGTAAACGGATAATTATGCTTATAATGCTCGTTGTTGTAAACGGTTTGGGTTTTGCCTTTATCGTTAGTGCAGACAAACCACATGTGTGGGTTGCTAGTAACTATCAATATGAGACCTCCTGATCCGTTAAATCGTCGCTATCTTCGTCAGGGTCATACCCCAGTGGTTTGATAGTCGGGTCTTCGTCTTCTGAACCAAGTGGATCAATCACATCAATGTAAATTTGAACATCATAGCCAAACTCAGCCTTGCCGGCATCTTTTGCGTTACCAGTTTCGTCCATCACTCTCATATCAATTCGAGGTAAACGAGTATCAGGAATATCAATAGCGACTAGCTGATTAAGTATAAGCGGCTCCTGTTCTAGCAAGGTTTCGCCATTCTGATAAATAGTGATGGTATACCAGTCAGCAACGGGGTTATAGTCAATTCTTAGCGTGTAAACCTCGCCAGCCAATTCGATGTCGAAAATGTCCGGCAAATCATCAATGTTCACTGGAATATATTGACGCATTTCACCCCTCCTTACTTAACTCGCATCTTGCTTTTAGCCTTATGCTTCTTATCGTTGACATAAATCAAGTTGCCGGCATAAATCCGGTTAGGATTCTTGATCTTGTTGACCTTTTGAAGCCAAGAAACCGACTTACCATAGCGTTTGGACAATCCCCACAGGGTATCGCCCGGCTTGATGGTTATTGCGGTGTAGTTCTTGTTTCTGTTGCCTGCCAACGTCTTAGAAGACTTCGACCGCTTAGCATTCTTCTTTTTGCCGCTTGTCGTGATCTCAGCAGCTCGAACAAATGTAAAAGTTATTGAAACCTGCATCGTGTTTTTGAAACCGGTAAATTGCCGGTCAAGTTGTGATATCAGCAAGTGCTTGTAATAAATGTCACCACGGAACGTTAATTCTTCATGGTGACTGTGCCACGTTCTTAACTGCACCCATTTATCATGGGCTGTGCGACCGCCGTTAATGTCGTCAGAAATAAGACCGTCAATAGTGACCGTCTTAGAATTGAATCTTGCGTAATCTTTACGAGGTGCCCCCTGATCAACGGCATAAGAAGTAATGTTTGATGAATTGCTTTCTGATTCCGTATTTGTGGGGCTAAAAAAGACAATATCGCTTTCTGTCCCGTTGAGTGTAGGAAAAATAGCCATATTGCCTTCATTCGTAAATTCTTTTTTATGTTGTTCAATTTTGCTGACCATCGCGGCTTGATCCGTGGTCTTGCTTTTATTAACACGCTTTTTGCTGGTCTTAGCTGGTTTAAGCTGATTTCTATACTTTTTGTATCGGTTCATGTCTGCATGATATTTTTTCATGTATTCTTCAAACTTCTTAGTATATTTAGCTTTCAGCTTTGGATCTTTCGTGTTAAAGACTTTTGCTGAAAAGTTCATTGCCGTCGCATTGGCTTTCATTGCCGCACGGTGAGCTTTATCAGCCTTATCTTTGATTTCTTTTATTTTTCTTTCTGCTTTAATTTGCGCCTTAGTCTTTTTGCGCCCCTTACGGGGCTTAGACTTGTTTTTTGGCTTTTCTTTTTTAGCCAAATAAAAACAACTCCTTACTAATAAAGCGATGGATCCGTACCTAATTCATCGCTTATGTTTACTAGAACCTTATTAATTTCACGGCGTACCAGTTCCGCAATCCGCTTAGCATCCTCCCTTGTCCCGTAGATAGGACCGTTGAGGTTGATGTTAATGACCGGCGCTGAGCTGTGTGACCGTGTAGGTCTGTTAATCTTTGGAAACTTAAACATTTGCGCTAAGTCAGAAACTTTACGCTTTGTTTGTTCGTGACTATCAACTTTAACAGGACCGTCAGCAGTGATTAGCTCTGGACCACGTTCACCTGCAATAAATGGAGTGTGTGCTTTTGGACGTCCACCCTTTGCGTAACCGCGACCATTGCCTAATGCTGACAAGCTAGAACCATAGCGGTGCTTAGCATAATTCAAGCCAGCGTAAATGTTGGCAGGTCCGTTAAAGATACCGCCAGAGCCTTTACGCTTAAAGGCTTCGAATGTTGCTCGCTTAGTTTGCATAAGTCCTAATGCTGGACCAGAACCGTTACCGTCTGGGTCACTCCCTGGTTGTCTTGCGTTAGGATTACCACCTGACTCAGTTTGGATCTGACGCAATACTCTTGCGACCATTGAATCAGAAGTAGACAAGTGCAACATACCAAGAACTCGTTTAACTGTACCAGCCCAACGCTTGACGCCTTCACCACCGATGTTGCCACCGAGTGAACCTTCATCGCCTAACTTGTCCTTAATCCACTTTAAAGCGGCTGGACCAAGTTCGCGTTTTGCTAGTGCAGTTAAGTTAGTAGCTGGCTTTGCAGTCTTCTTAGCAGTTGATGCATTGTGTAACCCTTTGACACGGTAGAAACCATAGCCCATACCCATGTCATCAGCAATTCGTGTGACACGCGCTTTTGGCGGTGTTTCATTGAACATTGTCCCGGTTCTTGGATTCTTGACGATACCCACGTGACCGGCTGCGCCTGTCCCATGACCGAAAATAACCAAGTCACCCGGAATAGTTCGATTAATGCTTTTACCAAGATATTGGAGGGCGGAACTATGTTGCATATCAACAGTTGAACGCCCAGCATTAATTCCGAAATGCTTTAAAGCTTGTGCGACCATACCAGAACAGTCACTAGCCGCCTTACTCATAGCACCCATGACATATGGGACGCCAGAGAATGTAGACTCAGCAAATCTCAGGAATGCTTCACGAGTGCCACCTTTACCATCACCACCGCCGATTGCGTTGTTGATGACCGTCCACATCGCGTTAGACCAAGAATTACCGAAGTGCTGAGATGAATTTTGCGCTAATCCGATAGAACCACGCTTTAAATTCGATCCGCTTGGTTTGAGCTTGTCTAAGAACATTTCTTTGAAGCTTTGTGCTGGGTTGGCTCCCGCCTTCTCAGCAAGCTTTCTCAATGCGCTATGGCTTAGCCCTGATCCCTTGGCAAAATGCTTTACACCGGCTGATTTAGCCACCTGTTGGGTCTGCGCCCCGTTGAGGACACCCCAGCCCTTTGGTAGCATCATGGTGACATTGTTGCCACGTGGTAAGAACAATTCATTCTTGTCACTAACTAAGGCTTCTTGTCTTGGTCCTGTTTGTGCATCGTTGACCATAGCAAGGGTATTTTCGGTTAGACGCCCGTTTGCGTCAGTACCAGTAGCAAACTTAACTGGCTTGATAACTGAGGTATTACCGCCGAACTGTCCAAGGACCTTGTCAATTCCAGTAATACCCTTGTTAATCTCACCAATTGAGTCGCTCATTGCATCCCTGGCAAAGCCTTTAGTTTTGCCTAATGCTTTACCAAAGCCTTTTGCAGTGGATTCACTAAGACTGATAACACCGTCATGGGTCTTGTCCATCTGCTTGACAATGCCTTTGTGCATGTCTGAGTAGTCAGAGATAGCCCGTTTTCGGGTCTTAGAGCTGTCTTTACCCGTTTGACGTGTAATCTTATTCCAAGTGCTTGAGCTCTTCTTAGAAAGGCTATTAAGTGACTTGGATGACTTGTCCGCAATTTGTTTGTAGTCGTTAGTTACCTTCTTTGAGGTTTTACCAAGCTTATCAGTTCCGCTTGCGTAGCCTTTGAGGGTTAGCCCATTACCTAAACCGCCGTTTAATACCTTTGCGGTATCGCGTGCATTCAGGATATGCTCGCCAGCATAAACCTTTGTAAATTGCGGACCATTAGCACCAAGCAAGCGAACGTTGTTAGCATAAGGTTTGTATGCTAATTCGGGACCAGCTTCACCGACAAGGGCACCGTGTGAGGCGTGCATAAGCCCACCGTTGGCGTGTGCCTTGCCTGTTAGTTTACCTTTAACCCAGTTGACTCCCTTGCCAACTGCACCAAGTGCCGCCTTGACAGGCTTTGGTGTGTGATCACTGACCCATTTACTTAGACCTTCAAAAGGCTTTTTAAATAGGTCAACGGCATTTTTACCAAGATTGCCAAACCAAGTTTTAATGCCTTTCCAACCAGATTGAACGTCCTTGTTAATTCCACCAGCCCAGCTTTGCATGCCATTCCATTTAGACTTGAAGAACTTACTTGATCTGTGACTTAGATTTCCTGACCATGAGGTGAAACCATGCCAACCGCTTTGTACGTTCTTATTGACTCCGCCAGCCCATGACTTCATGCCATTCCATTTAGACTTGAACCATTTGCTTGATTTATGACTTAAATTTCCTGACCATGAAGTAAAGCCTTTCCAGCCTTTTTGAACGTCTTTGTTAGTTTTACCACCCCAGCGCTCCATGCCGTTCCACTTGGACTTAAACCACTTATTAGACTTTGCACTAAGCTGTTTAGTCCAAGATGGGAAGTCTTTCATGCCTTTTTGAGCATCTTTAACAACTCCATCAGCCCATTTTTTAGCATTAACTTTTGGAAGAATTCCAGATGCTTTAAGCTGCAATTGACTATTTTGGGGCTTTTTACCATGAACTTGTGGTTTAAATCCAGCTAGCCATTTATTGAATCCATTTTTCTGAGGATCAAAGCCTCCCCAGTCCCAATTTTGTTTTCCAGCCCATTTACCAATATCGCGGAATAAACTTCTAGTTCTATCCATTCCATCACTTGGCTTACCGTGTGGATTAAGATGCGGATTGTTTCCAATCCACTTATAAAAGCCACTCCAATCCAGCCAAGTTCCCTTGGTTTCTTTTTTGACTTCTGGACCGCTTCTACGCCAAAAGTCTCTATCAGCAATATGTCCAGCAGCGTTCCAAATCGTAGAAGCAGAACCACTCAAAAGATCCCAGGCATTATTTGGATGCGCTAAGGTCTTTAAATTTAATCTATGATTCATTCCCCATGAGCGTTCAGCAAGGGAGCGTTGATCATGGTACTTATTGGTCTTTAAATCATAGTATCCATTGTCATCATAAGCATACAGAAGCTTTTTACCTTTCAGCTTATGGTCGGACAGGGTGTAATAACCGGATTCATTATATTTTTCGGCTTGACTATCATACTTGCCGTTTGATTTGCTGCCTTTTTTGCCGTAAACCAAATACTTCGCAGCATGTCCATTAAAGGCTTTTACAAAACTTTTAGCGGCATCAGGTCCCATAGCTTGACCAAGTTGTGCACCAATCGTAGCACCTACCGTGCCACCGAGAACTCCACCAATTCCAGCACCGACAAGTCCACCGATACCAGCACCAGCACTTTGAATTCTTTGCGTTGCGGTTTTAGCAGTTGCAGCTTGATAAAAGTCGTTACCGATTTGAGCCGCATTAAATACAGCAGATACGCCAACAGCTAATTTTGCGCCCTTGGTCATGTTTTTAAAGCTGGTATTTGTTCCAGTTAACTGCCCCGTGGTTTTACCAATATATGCAACCTTAGGACTTATATCAGCAAGCTTCTTGTACTGTTCGTACAATCCACCCACAAATGAGACAGCTTTTGCAACTTTGACGGTTGCGTATCCTGCTAAGAATCCACCACCGACAAACTTCATCATCGTTTCATGCCGTGTAGCAAAACGAATCAGGCTTACAAGACCGTTTGCAAAGTCACCTACGACTTTACCAACGCCCTTCTGGAATTTTTCACCATCTTTTGATAGTAAGAACTTAGCAAGCGAGTTACTTGCTTCGTTAATTGCCGGCAAAACAGCGTTACCCAGCGTCATCTTAAAGGCATTCATAGCCTGTTGAGCGCTGGCGGCGCTACCTTGTGCGGTACCCATGTTCTTTTTGGCTAATTCAGCTACATACGTACCAGTCTTACCGGCTTTTTCTGTCCGCTTAGTTAAGCCTTCTACTTCTTTCGAATATTTAGCTAAAATCATGGCACCGTTCATGCCAGTAGTTCCGAATATCGACTTAAAGAAGCCGTTTTGGTCGGAGCCACCTTTACTATGCTCTTCAATGTGCTTGTAAAGCACAGCCATATCTTGCGACAGCCCTTTCAGGTTGCCGTGTGCGTCCACCATTTCAGATTTTTTAATGCCAAGCTTGGTAAAGATAGAATTCTTAGAACCGATCTTGTTAACTTGGTTAGTTAATCCATTGATTGTGGCACGTAGGGCAGTACCAGCCTTGTCAGATTCCAAACCGTTGTTAGATAGAACACCTAGCGCTGACGTTGTTTCCGCCAAACTAATGTTGTTAGAGTGTGCCGCAGTACCAACGTACGACATAGCAACACCTAAGTCACTAAAACCTGTTGAAGTTGCATCAGCCGAGTAAGCCAACTCGTTAACAACGTTTTTGGTGTTTTTCAGCATCTTGCTGGTTGAGTCTGCACGCATACCGAATGCGTCAAGAACCTGTGAAGATACCGTAGTAACATCGCTGAATTTGTCACCAGATGCCACACTGGCTTGCAATTCGGTTTGGAGGGCTCCGATTGCTTGTTTGGTGGTATAACCACGCTTAACAAGGTCTTCATACCCTGCCGCGATTTCTTGCTGTGACTTGCCGTATTTAATGGACATGTCACGCCCTTGACGTTGCATTTCAGTAACCGACTTAGTTACTTCTTTTTGCTTTTCACCGCCAAGAACAGCAAGGTTGTTAATTTCGCGGTACCTTTGCTGAATTGCCGCTGATTGCTTAGCGCCAGAAAAGGCAGCCGCACCAACGGCACCAATTCCAGCCGCCGCAACTGTTGCACCACCTCGGATGCTGTCCCACGCGCTGTGGAGCTTACTCTTCATCGTACTGGTGGCTTTGGTGACCTCATTAGCACCCTTTACCCAGCGGTTAAACCCGGTTGGATGGATTCGTTCCATCTCAGATTGAGCGGACTTAATTCCAGCTTTAAACTTGTTGATTTCAGCAACTGTTTGGTTAAGTTTTATTTGCTGACTTCTATAAGCATCACTAGCCTTGTCAGTAGAACTAGTGGTGCGGTTCAAGGCACTTTGCAAACGGCTCTGCTCGGCGCTTAATTTGCCGATCGCGCCCTGATATGCCTTGACCTTTTGTTGATTAGCCTCGTATGTTTTACCCTCAGATTCCAGACGTCTAACATATGACGCGGTTACCGTGTCAATATGGTTTATTTCCCTTGGAAAATTAGCGGACATGTGCAAGCTATTTGCACGTCTCTGCAATTCCCCGAACGCTGAGTTTAAAGCCTGTGTAGCCTTTTTAGCCTCATTCACTTGCGTAAAATTAGCTTTTAAGGACAGCGACATGCCTTCATGTGCATCAGTCATGTATTAACGCCCTTTCTTTTTGGCAAAATAAAAAAGCCATCAGTTTATTTTCTGATTGACTTCACCTCACTATTTCTTTCCATCACCCCAGACACCTAATCCGGTGGCGCTTGCTTGCATGTTAAAACGTTGTTTTTCTTCTCTCCGCACGATTTCCCAGTACATGTTTAACTGGTTCCTGTTTGCTTTCATGGTTAAATCAAGCGGAATACCGTGCATAGCCAACCTAATTGGGTCTTCCCAACGGTCAGCCGCTTCTTTTAGATGTTCCTTATTCCAAGTTGCCGTCGATTCCGTCGTTAAGAAAGGAAAGCACTTCACGGGCAACATCTACCCCACCCTTGTGAGTGTCCCAGAAATCAAGGCTCTTAATACGTGGTTGAACAAATACGTCATTATCAACAGCATTGCTTAATACGAGTGATAGCTTAACGTCACCGTCACGGGTTGAATCGTCTTCAATCATTGAAGCAATGGCAAAACCTGGGTATTGAAGCGTCAAAGTGTATTCTTGTGGAGTTCCAGCGTTAAGAGTGATGTCCTTAGTGATACCACGTTGGTTAGGAACTGCACTGGTTTGAAGTTGCTTGTTTCTAGCAGCTAAGACATCAGCCATGCTAATTGGCTTATCTTCTGCCTTTGGTGCTTCTGTTGCTTGTGCGTCAACATTTACAGTAGTTTCTAAGTTTTGGTTTTCAGTGTTAGTAGTGTTGTCCATAAATTTTTACCTCGCTTTAATTAAAGAACTGAATTTTCTACAACGTTTAAGACCTTAACAGTGATGGTTCTTTCACCGGCTTCGTTTGCGGCACCACCGTCAGGCTTCTTTTGGATATATGCGTGTGCCCCCACATAGTGACGTGAACCATCACAAGCATCAACCGCATAACCACCGACACGACGTTCATCGGCTAAATCATCAATGATCTTGTTAAATGGTGACATTTGATTGATGGTTAAAGTAAAGGTACCGCCAGTTTTGTTGTTAATACTTGCGGTACCTGTTCCTTGAGGGTCTTGTTGAACTGATAACAAATCGTTATCGTATGAAAAAGTGAAAAGGGTTGTTGCACCATAGCCATAAGCAGTCTTACCGTCAATAGTGAAGTAAACATTATTGGCGTCGTAGGTGCCCATCAACCCCGTTTGTGCGTTGTTATGAGCTGCCATCTAATAAATCCTTTCTAGTTTAAAATCGTGTCTGATTGAACTTCACCGTGTACGGTAATGGTGTGAATTGCGCCAGAAACGTGGTAAGTGAAACTCAAACCACCGTAATGCCGGTCAGACAAGTCTTGTTGTGATTGTTCACTACGTTGTGAAGTAGTTACGGTGTAATCACCCTTACCAGTGGTTTCATCGGTTAAGATGATTCCTTGCGCATAGGCTTGTTCCATAACTTGCGTAGCAACACCATTGATTCGAGTAATTCCAACTTGGTCGTATGAGACCTTGCCATTTTCTTGCAAGAATTGCTCTAACTTGTTTTCCATGTTGGTGTTGACCCAGATAATGCCGTGAATGACGTCAATGTATTCACCGGACATAGTCCAGCCTTCTGATGTTTCACCAACACCACTAACTTCCACATATGCGAATGCATGTGCTCTATGGATTGCGGACAATTCATTTGAGGTCAAGACTTCTGGGGTTACACCCTTTAATTGCTTGAACTTCCAGGTCACAGAACCAACGGTCAAGGTAGCAACTGCCCCAACGAGAGCACTGTCCATGTTTTCAGCGGTGTCATGCTTCAAGCCAACGGTGTAATTTTGACCGTAAATCTTGTCAAATTGAGTCACATCGTTGCTTTGAACTACTAAAATGTGGTTCTTGTTGGCTTCGAAAATGTTTGACAGAGCAACTAAGTTGTCGTCAACGTCATTAGATGTGCGAACTGCAAAGGTCCAGTTAAAGTACCAGAAAGCCTTCAAAGCGTCGTATGCCTTTGATGGGTCATAGTCCAAAACTGCCACACGGTCGGAGTGGTTAGATTGTGCAAAGTAGGTTTGTGCCTTCTTATAAACTGCGGTGTCTTCACCGTAATCAACCGCAACCGCGTCAATGTTCTTGTATTCGCGGTAAATTGCGCCAGTTGCCTTGTCAGTCTTGCGTAATAGAATTCCGTTCATGCGGTCTTGTACGCTTAATTGATCTGGCAAGGTAGTTGCTGGCGTAGTTTGTGCGTTAGCATCGGTGCTCTTACCGTCTTTGCCATCTGATTGCGCTGGCGTTGGAGCCTTTGCAGTGACAGCATTTAAGATTAAAAGATTACCCAGCCCAACTACTGGACGTGGGTGTAAAACAGAAATAACCACGTTTACGTCGCTGACACGGTCATATGGTGCAACGACAGTGGTTGTCTTAGCATCTGCCATTAAATTTCCTCCTTATTTTTGGACACATTAAAAGCGCTGTTGGTATCACTACCAACAACGCTTGACGTGCCTTTAATTGATTCAATTGTGTAATCCTCGACATTAAAGTTGAGGTCTTTTTCTAAAAACTCAAAGCCACCAGTAACGGTGAAAGAGCAATCAAAACCAAAATCGTGATCATAATTAATGCCCTGTAAAGTGGTTCTATCGCCCGTGTTACCAATGCTTTGAGGTACTATGTACGCTTGCTTAAAAAACCTGCGATACGGCACTTCGTGGAGTGCTTCAAATAGCTTTCTAGCAAGGCTCATAGCTTGTACGCTCGAATTTGAGTGACAATCAATCTGCATAGTGCAGATATACTGTCTATGCTTGCCTAGCCAGTCGGCGTTAGGCTCTTGGTCAAAGTCAATCCATTTGAACGTGAAAAACGGATAGTCTTCCATTTCGTCAATGTTTGCATCCTCGACTAATTCGCATCCCGTGACCTGATTGACTAGCTTGCCAAGTATGTACTGCACTAAAAAATGATCACTCAATACCGGTAAATTGCTAGCCATTAGGGTGCTTCTCATCTCCCTTTAATGCGTAAATGACAACGTCGGAATAGCCTTGAAGGTTAGAATTACCAGTAATTCGGTACTTTTGACCCGGTTGAGACGGCACTTCTACGGTCGAGTTCTTGGGATAAAGCTTAGAGCTGATCCATAAAAGATCTGCCTGCGCCATCTCACCACCCGTATAAAATTGAGCCATGAAAGAATTTTGCGCATTATTCGGTACAACCGGTTCATATCGTTTTTCCTGTTGCACTTTTGGCGCGTCATCGTCTTCAACTCTTACACCGCCCACGTAGTGAAAGTGAGCCTTTTTTGCTGGGCTGTCATATGGGGAAACCGTTAAATCAACCCCGAAACTGTCCAGCATATCCGCAAACGGAATATAAAAACTCATAGCGTGCCTCCCGTCATCGGCAAAATTTTCCAAGTAATGCGTTTTTGAAGTTGCCCAGTGTCAACCAAGGGATTATTAGCCCCACGCTTGTTGTCAATGGTCAGCGGCGCATTCCCTG